AACCCACTGAGAGGAATCCCCATCATTGATATCAACATACATCTGACCATCGGCTAGGTTATACCAGCCTGTCCCTGTGCCTTTAACAGCAGGTGCAGTGGAGGAGACTACAGTGGTGGTTATCTCAAACCAGGTCTTATTCTTACGGCCATAGATCTTACCGTCACTATTGGCCTCCTCTACGCCATTTGTGACATCAGATACATCAGGCTTATTGCCCTCATGGTAGATCTTATACGTCTTAGCATTGGCTAGGGCTATGTCTCTACCATCTGCTGCTGTAGTGCTGCCTACATCAATAATAACCATGAAGTTAGAGATGTTCGCGAGCAGGTAGTTAGTAGTACTAGTGCTGCTATCGAAGTGGACGATAGGTGCCTTACTAGAGATGGTCTCATCTGACCCATCCCATACAACACCACTTGCTCTAGGGTTCACATCCTTTAGCTTATGGCCGTGCTTAATAGTGTGGTCAGAAGGGGTGCCACCATGCATAGGGGCAGATACCCAGTAGTTATGCAGAGTGTCTAGGGTAGGCTGCTGATTAGAGTTATCTGTAATACAGAAGTGCCAGATGCCTGCCTCTACTACTGAGGTGCCAGCTACATAACTAATCTCAGCCTGCCAGTTGAAGGCACCCTTCTCAGCTAGTGCTAGGAGGTTCTTACTATGGTTCTGAAGCACATAGTTGAAGTTCTGGAAGGTAGGTACCTCCGCCACCCAGCCAGCCTCATACTTTCCTGGTGTGCTGATATCAGGGTCAGTAGTACCGCCTGTGTTAGCCCATACCTTGTCTAGATCTTGTTCTGTAGTCATAGCGTTATACCAAGTTGATCGTAAATAGTGTGCCTGCAGGTATGAAGTACTGAGACATGTGTTGGACTATCTGTGCTTTATCATTCGAGACTGCTGAGGTTTCTAAGTCTAGGCTTACACTCCTGACAGCTATCTCCTTAAGCTCTAGGTCTGCTAGGACCCTTCCTATAAGTATAGAGATGCACTCATAGGCGAAGTTAATATCCTTGTAGAAGTTAGCCATACACAATGCCTTGACTCTAAGCATAGTGCGGTAGGTGGCATCATCAAGTGGTACAATATCGAAGTTATCCTGATCCTCACTTAAGAAGATACCACCAACCCCTGGTGTAGCCTCATCAGCCATACCAGCTATGATGGCAGCAACTGCAGCCTCATCCCTCATGCCGAAGAAGACACGGTCTATATAGACTGCCCTGTTGATCCCTAGTATGTCACCAATACTGTCTAGGGCATCACCAGTGGCATACTCAAGGAAGCGTCCCTGATACATCTTCTGTGCTTCAGTGAAGAGTAAGTCCATCTCTTCGAAGAAGGCATTGAAGTAAGTAATCAGGTTGGGAGAGGACTGATACTGCTTGATGAGGAGATCCCTCATCAGGTCTGTGCCAGTAGTCTCACTGTACTCGACTGGCTTAGGTTGGAAGGATGGGTACATTAGGTATTCACCGTTACTGTTATATCAACCTGAAGATTAGAGGCATGTTCATCATCCGCTATGACCACGTTAGCTGGGTTCACAATACCCGCTGTCGTACCTATCTCTAGTAGGTCAATCTGAGCCTTACCGTATGGAGTGATATACTCGAATAATCTACTCCATATCACATCCTGTCCTGCTAAGTGGGCATTGATATACTGGGAGAGCTCATACTTAATACGCTCAACCACACCACCTATGTTCGGATCTAAGAAGGTTACTTCTAGGTTGATGAAGATGAATACCTCAGTAGCACGGGTGAACTTAATGTCATGAGAGTTGCCCTGATTGTCTAGGGTAGCAACTGTGGTAGTGCCGAATGTAGGACAGCCCAATGGTTTAGTCTTCAGGATCACAGCTGCTATCTCAGCATCAGTGGCTGTAGATACCTCACCTACTAGTACATGTATGTATCCAGAGGGTGTGCCATCAGGTAGGTTCACTGCTGAGTCATTATTAAGTACCTCAGCCTGCTCCATCCCCAACTCAATAAGGCGTGACTCAATAGCCTCACCTATGCCTGAGGAATTACGCATCACTGTACGGAGACGAGTGTTGCGGAAGTGTGCCTCTGATTTAGGCTGGCCTCCTGGCTTACCGTCAACAGGCTGGTCTATTGAGTCTAGCCCGCCTATTACTGGCTCTATGGTTGCTACTGTCCCTGCTGGCACTGGGATGTTACCTGTTAGCTCAGCCATCACATCTACACTAGAAGGCACTACCGCCTCTAGGAGTGACATGAATCTGTGACCATCTGCATCGGTAAAGGTTGAGTACTGTGGGATAACAGTACCTGCCGTGCCCGTCAGATCAATCGTACAGTGGCTTCTCTGAGCCTTTTGATACACATGGCCTGATATTAGGCCCAGGTTTCTTAACGCCTCCCCAGTGGCTAAATTGGGGTTGTAAGACATATAGAGTAGGTCTAGCTGATTCCATAGCTCAGCCATTTCTGCTGTCATGATGTCTATTAATTGACCATCTGGTGACTCTATACTGAAGTCAAAATCGGGTATTAATCCCCGCAGTCTGCCTTTAATCCTATTAGATATTCCTTCATAGGAGTCTGGCTCGAAGCCTGCTGTTGTCATTCCTGCCATGTGGATTCTCCTAGTTGTCTATGCCCCAAGGGACTGTGTCGTACACAACACCGTAAATGGTATGCGCTGTAAAGTTGATCTCTGCTTCCCTGTTAGCAAGGGAGATGCTCAGTTCTATCACTGTACTCACCCCCTTGGTGCCTAGGATTATCTCTCTGGCCCTAGTCTCAATGTCTAATAGGTCAGGGTTTCTCTCGAAGTCATCGTTATTAAGAAAGCCCACATCAGGCCTAGGCAAGTACTCTCCAAGGGTAGTCTGCAAAGCACACCTAACCTGCTGGACGGTATACCTACCTTCATGGACACGTACTGGGGATGTCTCTCCCAGTATGATGTCGTTAGTATCTCTGTCTAATGCTAAGTACATGTTGATCCTTAGATTGGTGGGCCAGTAGATGGGCCTGAGCCTGTACCGCCATCACCTGCGTGTTCATGTGTTTCTACTACTATGCCATTAAAGGTAGCTGCTGTAACGGCTCCTGAGAAGGCACCTACTGCTGCTGACACTGTTCCTGTAACTGTTAGGTTACCTGACATAGTGACTAGTGGTGTTTCGAAGTGTGCAGTGCCTGTTGCAGTGACTGTACTGTTCACACAGGTGGTTGTCACATCAGCGGTTGCTGTCACGTTAGCGTTAACACAATTGACCACTACATCAGCCCCCGTATCAATCTGGATAGTCCCATCTTCTTTGAGATGAATAGACTGAGTAGCATTTGCATTACGCCATTGAGAGCCGTCAGTAGCGTAGCTAGTGATCGCACGGGGCAGGGTATTGAAACCTACTAGGGCCAATGCCTCTTCAGGGGTGAAGCCTCTACATAACTCAGGAGCTGGCTCATCATGAAAGAGGCCTGCCTTATCCTTGTCATCTAGTAGCCAGTGGGTAAATCCTACCTGGCTGAACAGTATTAGGCATGTGTCATCTTTCTTTATGGGGAAGGTTACTGACCACCCACCACCTGACGCTGTATGCACAGGGACACCGAGTAAGGTCTCATGCCCTACTTGTATGTCATATTCGGTGTTGAAGTTGGCTATGAACTCAGCACAGATAAGTATTTCTGCAGACTGGGTTACAGGGTCGTACTCTACTATGCGGCCAGGCAGGGCTTGGTATGATGGACTCATAGCACCGCTGCCTTAACATAGGTTGTAGCCTTATTAGGAACGAACCTTTTAATCGCACTGTTAGTAGCCCCTGCTGCCACCTTACCTCCGCGCCTGCCCACACCATTAAGCATGTCCTGACCGCTGGGCATCCCTCTGGTTTTTATAGGAGTGCCTGCTACCCCACTAACTCTATCGCCTGAGGAGTCAATTATATACCCCTCGGAATCTGTGGGCTCTGTTATGGCACCCTTCTCTAGCCCTCCCATGACACACTCAGTAGCCATGTTACCGAACATGGAAGATCCTCCTACGGCCTCTCTTACCTGGCCCTCTACCTTGCCGTAGGCATTGGATATCTCATCATCAATCCTACTGTTAATATCCTTAGAGATAATGTCTTGGGCACCATCCATAAGACAGGCACCACCTATGGAGGCAGCTTGGGATACGAAGTCACCGACACCCTTACCAAAGCCACTATCGAACAGGCCAGGAGGGCCTGCATCGTCAAAAGGTACCTCAGGTTCTGGCTTTAGTCTGAGTTTAGACTTAGCTGCAACCTCGCTTACTCCCGACCTAGCCCTGTCTGCAGCATACCCAACACCTCTCTTAAGCTCTATTATCGGCACCTCTTCCACTTTTGAGAAGGACTCTATAAGTATATCGGTGGCCTGCCCTACTGCATTGATCATGCCTTTTATCAGGCTGCTCCCTGGTACGGTCTGCGCCGACCATACCTGCCCTAGGTGATCCCCAGATGGGTTATCCACCAACTGGTTCTCCTTCTCTTTCGATACATACACTGAGTCCAGATCCCCGTCTGCAGGTATGGCCTTTCTAAACCCACACGCGTCCATCAAAGAACCAATAACTGACTTCTCTTCGCTGCCCTCTTCTATCTCTTCAAACATAGTTTCTCTAACCGTGCCATCATCATTATTGCTTTCAAAGGTTTGCAATTCCTCCCCAGATAAGGAGAAGTGCATAACAGAGATATTGTTCTTATCTTGCTTAGTGCCGAAGGAGGTGAAGATTACAGGGTCGTATACGCCTAGGTTAGTCACTACTTTACAGGCTATACGATCTCTTAGTAGCTGGTTGAGGACATCAAACACCCGAACACTGTTGCTTATGTCAGAGTACATAACAGAGTTCCTACTGCCCTTCATAACTATGTCAGAGATAACTCCCTCTAGAGCCACTATCCTATTCTGCCTTATGGCATGTGAGGATACCTGGAAGCCTGACTGTACTGGGAACTTGGTGACCTGCGTAGAGGCCTTGTGTCCTTCAGATATGACAGCGTGGAAGGTGATGCTGTTGATTGCATCCCCCTCGGATAGGTATTGTATTGATGCTGGTGTAGTACTTGATCCTACATGAGTCTTGGCAGGCATTAGGTTTTCTCCTTAGCATCTTTATTGTTTCTGGCTGGCGGGTATGCTGTTACGAATGTATCCCACTTGCCTGTAAAGTTAGACCCCTTATGCTCAACACTTACCACGAAGTACTTCTCTCTTACCTTCACTGCTGACAGAAGGAACTTAGGGCTTACCTGCAATACCTCTGTGTTTTCCTTTATGGAGGCAGAGAATAGCTTGCTGGTATCTATGACCTGCCCGTAACGTATCTCGGGGTTGAGTATCGAATGTATCTCCATTGTAGCAGAGGACATCCTAGGATTAGCCTTCATGTCCTCTACCTTCAGCACTAAGTGCTTGCCAGGGTCTTTTATAATACGGTCATACGTAGCCTTACCGTTTGCTCCCGTCCCTCTGTAGGTGATGACTATCTCTTCACCGTACCTTACATCGTAGTTGAATTGAGTGGAGTATCTCTTGAATGCTGCATAGACATTACAGCCAAAGGTGAGGCCTTTGTTAGTCCTCCACACCTTATTCTTAATCTTGTCTGTAAAGCCTTCCAGCCTGACCCGTATAGGAGTGCCTCTTATCGGCTCTACGTTTATAGTGACGTCTGTCCCTGTCCCGTCCTGCTTAGCCCTTCCTGACAGTATGTGGTTGAAGATGTCTGTAATCTTGAACTCATTCTTATGTAGGTTAGAGACGTTAGATGCGAAGGCTGCTGTAGATGCCCCTGCACAATACAGTGTGGTTACATTCTCTGGCACCTTAGTCTCAGTGTGGGCGTTGTTAACGATGAAGTTACTGAAGACCCTGTTAGGCACACCATGGTGTATGACGGTCAGGGTTACATAGTTACCTATACGACCTATCCTTTCCTGCCCCTCTTCAGATAGGTTGTATACCTCAACGGATGCTCTCTCATACTCTCCCGTAGAGTTATACTCAAAGTCTACCCGTAAGGAGTCAGTCCAGAGTATAGGCTTACCACCCTTGCCATATTCAGCGAATACATCGAGCCTGATCCTTTGCCCATAGGCGTAGTTTAAAAGCATTATCCACCAGTCCCTAGCTTACCATTTAGGTTGCTTGTTATATCCACCTCGGTAGTTCTCTCACCTTGCTTGGCCTTAACCTCTACTCCCTCTGTGCTTACAAACACAGACATCTCAATAGGGGTGTCACCATAGTTAGCATAGTCTGCATCTCCAGGGATATTCTTAGACGGTATCGTCTCGTCAATAGGCACAAACTCAGATGGCCTCTTCATCTTACGAATCTTACGCATCAGTTCGGGATTTAGGTATTCCTTCTTGCCTTTGATGCTTTCGTTATAGTGGGTTTCTTGCTCAGTACCTGCCGATGATTTAGTAGCCTCATCCAGCGCCCTAGTCTCCTTGGTCTCTACTTGACTGAAGTTGAGGTTAGAGATTACCTCGCCCATGTCCTCTGCATTTTCTGCACTTACACCAGCAATAGACAGGGCTGCAGTTACTGCCGTGCCTATCTGAGGCCTATATTCACCACCCTTTCTTATCCATTTCTGTACTGTCTTGTTCTTAAGAACTTGATTAACAAGAGGCATGGCCACGCCTGCTGCATCTGCTGCCCCAGATAGGGCACCATACCCATCTGCACCTAGGGCGTTCATCATCCATGTCGTACCGCTTAGCTCAGCCCTCTCCATCATCCTCCGGTACTTACCTGCACCTAGCATGGAGTCGGCTGCTGTGCCTGTATTCTCTTTCTGTGCAGCCTGTAAGGCGGTTAGCTACTCTGCGCTAGTCCTGTCATAGAATAGGGTAGTGGCGGCATCTAGCCCCATCGCAGCTGCTGCCTTACCTGCTAGAGAGTTACCTTTAGAGTCAGTCTGCTTCTGAGCCTGTTTAAATAGCTTGTGCTGTTTGGCTTGCATCTCCCAGGCATCGAGCTGCATCCAGGAGTCAGCAGTGCCTATTGCCTCTGAGCTAATCCCCGCCTTGGCAAGAGTGGCTATCATGGCTGTATACACGCCAGGAGTATCAGTTTGAGACTCTATGGCTGTAGCATTAACTCTCTCCACCATGGTCATTGCCTCTGGTATAGAGATGTTCATCTTAGTGGAGATGGCAATAGCAGAGCCCATTATATCGTCTGTATCCATGCCGCCTTTGACTGCTGCAGTCTCAGCACGTCTTACAACATTCTCTCCCTTGTTGAGGCTGGCGGATAAGGCGCTTAGCCCACTGCCTGCTAGGGCTACGTTATCTGCAAACTTCTCCAGTGACTTAGTGGCCTTCTCTACCGCTTCTGTCTCGTCATCTTTAGCCTCTTCTGCTGCGGCTATTCTGCCTGCGTCATCGGTATTGGGGTCTATGTCTAATCCCTTATCCTTAATATACTTCTCTGCTTCAGCCCTACGTCTGAAGTCTCTAGTCTGCTGTCGGGCATTATGCACTTTGGTGGATAGCTTAACGTCTACTACACCAGAGCCTTTCACCTTAGCGTATGCAGCATCTTCATCCATGCCGCCTGCTACTAGGGCATCTACTTTATCTTGTACCCTCTTATCCTCAATACCCTTAGCCCTAGACTTCATATCGCCAGCCCAACCAGAGGCTTGCTCGTTCTGCGTTAGGGGAGACCCTGTGGCTTCTAGCCTAGCATGACGCTCTTGGATATCTTTGTCAGAAGCCTTCTCAGCCTCATTTGCGTGATAGGTTGATATCGCCTCCCTACGCTCAGCCATATCACTTTGATACATAGCCTCTTTATAAGCTGACATTATAGGAGTGTTATCTGGATCTGCCTTCCTGTGAGCCCTATACGACTCATAGTCTGCATTCATCCTCTCTCTGGTTTCCTCCTCGCTCTCTAGAGGTGCCCCTGTCTTCATGCTCCTAAGAGGAACATACTTAAGGCCACGTATGTCGTGGTCCAGACTCTCCCTCTTCCTAGGCCCAGAGTTTAGATCTGCTATCTCTGCATCTAGTGCCTCTTGCCCAAATTCAGTACTCATAGACTCTGCCACCCTTTTTCTTTCTGCATCTAGATTGCCAAGTAGTTTCCTACCATTAACAACTATCCTAGCCTGCCGCTTAAGATTAGCCTTAATGACTTCTATCTTATATGTCCTCAGGTCACGGTTGTAGACCATGAGGTACCCAGTATCTAAACCTAGTACAGCCAACTGTAGCTGCACTTGGTCTTCATATTTATGTCTTGATTGAGAATAGGTGCCTTGGCTTAGGTACTTGATCTCTAGTACGCCTATGCCCTTGCCCTTATTGTCATACATCATCTTATCAGGAGATACGCCAAAGCCCTTTAACGATCCCTTACCTCTGACGAAAGATGCATCCTCTAATGATATACCAGCCTTATTACCGAAGCGCTTCATGAAGAGCCTGGCTATAGACTCCTCCATGTCATTACCACCACGGGTGTAGTAGTTATCCATGAACTTAGTAGATCCAGGCATTGCCTCTTCTAAGGCCATCTCTCTGGCCTTAGCTGATCTACCAGCCATAGTGGCCATGCCACCAAGAGCAGAGCCTGTGATGTGTCCCCTACGTAAGGCGAACCACTCATTGGTGCGCTGGACAGGGGATAGCTCAGGGTTGTCCATCTGGTCTTGCAGGTATGCCCGTAGGTCAGAGCCCTTAGGTGCAGCCTTTATCTTAGCGTGTAGTGCCCTAGTCTTTAGCTCCTCCTCTCTCTCCATCTCCTTGAAGAGGTAGCTGTCATACGCATACCCGTCACTGTCCTGTGGGCTCTCTAGTTCGTGCAGTAGCTTAAGGTTGGCCACCTCTATGTTGGTTTTATTCCTTAACCAAGAGTTGAGCCTCTCTTCCTCCCTGCCCACCGTCCTGTTAAAGGTCCTAGCCCCTGGCCCCATGTCCTCAATTGTTAGCTTATTAGCAAACATCTCAAGTGGGGAGACACGAGGCCTATATGCTCTCAGGGGTAGTGGTGTGGTATCTGACATGCCCCTATTGAAGTGGGCTAGCCCTATTAGCCCTTTAGGTGTTGTCTCCACACTACGTATGGATCGTCTGCCTACAGTGGGCATGTACCGTACATCAGGATCTCTAGCTAGGCGTAGTGCGTCAGCCACTAGGCTCGGCACAGCATCACTACCGTGCTCTAGGCCACCACCTGCATAGTCTTCTTTTAGATCGCTATAGCCTGCTTCATTCAGTAGCTCGTAGAACTCCTCCATATGGCGCGAGCCAGAGAAGGCGGGGATGATATGTCTTCTGAGGTGCTCGGGCACATACTGCTGAGCGTCTATATCAGCCTGATTGAGGTTCCTTTTGAGGACATCAGATATTTGCCGCCCTATCGCATTAGCTGACGCAAATAGCCTCTTAGCCTCTTCAGAGTCCCTCACCTTAGGGAATAAGGACCTCCTAAGGTTGGGCATAGCGTTTGCTATTTGATCGTCTGTAAAGCCCTTATACTTCCCTGCCAATAGATTGAACTGGAAAGACTTCATCGTCTCAGAGCTACCGGAGAAGGCACGGCTGAGTGCTGGCTTAGTGCCTGGCATTGCATGGCCACCTGTCATGAACCCGTCAAGGCCTATCTCGTGTCGCCCAGTGCCTAGCTCAAGAATGGTAGGTAGCTGTTGCCTGTAGGTTATGGGCTTATCATCCTTACCTAAGACAGGTGTTCCGTCAGGCTTCATAAGGGTGGCCTTCTCACCACTGAAGTTATAGAAGAAGCTCTCTAGGCCCTGTCTTATTTCCCTGCGGGTTACGTCACCTAGGTTGGAGACTTTGCCTCCCTTGTAGATGCCTGTGATGCTATCGGCCTGGTGGCTCTTAGTGACATCAGACATGTATAGTTCAGTAAGTGCATCTAGTCCTTTATTGACTCCCCGATACTGTGCCTCCCTTAGCTGCCCATATGGGTTGTTAGCTATGTGGCCACCCTTGTTGATGTACTCAAACAGGAGCTTATCTTCTAGCCTTACATCATCTCTTACCTCATGCCATTCCTGACTACGCTCACCAACACCCGCTCTTCTCGCTACGTCATCTAGGTTAGACCTCTGTCCTACCTCACCCATTATCCTGAGGTCGCGTCTAGCCAGTGCTAGAGTATCAATGTTGCCCAGTGTTCCAGATAGGTAGTCTGCATCTCCAGACAGGTTGGTGAGTAGTTTGTTGTCGTAGCCAGTGATGTTATGGCCACCTAGGATAGAGCCCTGTATGAACTCTTGGAAGGCACCCTTTATGTCTCCGAACTTAGGAGCATTGGCTACCTGTGCATTAGTAATACGGTGAACATCAAATGCATCACCACTCTCTTCGAACTGCATCTCAGGATTGATCAGACTGTAGTACTCGCCCAGTACCTCACCCGTTGCTACATCTCTCTTGATGCCTGCTATGGATAATGCTCTGGCTGACCCTGAGTCTGCTGATGTGGCCTCTATATCATAGGTGACTATTGATCCCATACTCCCTAGTACACCTGAGGTTAATGGCTCACCCGAGATGTCTCCCATAGATCCATCTTCAGTTAAGTCCTCACCGTATATCCAGCTGTCTTTATCAGAGTCTTCTGCATTCTCAGCTAGTAGGTTCTCTAGGGAGGAGTGTGCAGTAGCAGGAGCGTTAAGCCCTTGTATGTGCTCCTCTCTTATAATCTCTAGCTCAGCCTTCTTGACCCTGTTAGGGGCAGTCTCCCTTACGCCATCTACTGCCAGGCCTAGCTGTCTGCCGTGTAGCTCCCTAGGTGTAAAGAAGGATTCAGCATTAGAGTCAAACTCAAAGGCTAGCTCTCCCTCTTTAGCCCTTGCTGCAGCAGAGGCTACATTGTTGCTGCCATCTACACTTAAGGCCTTAGTTACTTTCACTTCTGCCCTAGCTGCAACCCTGCCCTCAAGCATGGGCACTAGGGCCATTAGTTTGGCCTTATTTGCATCTGAGATAGTTAAGTTGCCCAGGTTCCCTAAGTTCTCTATGTACCGTTTAGGGTCTACGGAGGCTAACAGTCCCTCCCTTATCTCGGCGTAGTTAGAAACCCTAGTGTCTTCTATGCTAGGCACATGCTCCGCTGCTGGTGTTCTAATACCTCCGTCAAGGATGCGGTGCATGAGCTTGAATGCGTCACCACTTATGCTGTTTCCTAAGGCGGTCGGCAGGAAATAGGAACCTTCAGCACCTATAGTTGGGAGTGGGTGCTCTAGCCGCCATGCCTCAGTCTTGGCCTCATTATCCTCTCTTGTCTTCCACGCAGGTTCCTTAAGGGCACCGAACCCAGCCGTACCCTCAAGCTGTGACCCTCTCCCACCAATGGTAAAGGAGCCATAGTCTTTTATCCCAGTGTACGACTCATCATGCGTCTCACCCTTGGCAGCTATAAGGTCGAGTATGTCGAAGCCAGTTAGGCCTGGGCCGTGCCTGACATCTCCCGTGCTAGACCAGCCTTCTGAGGTATCTTCTGGCCCTTGCTGCCTAAGCCCTAGGCTCGGCTTTAGATTTCTCGTAGGGCTGGCCGACCAAGACATGTCCTCTATGTTGGATATGTCAGAGTGCGCGGAGTAAGAGACTAAGTTACCGTCTTCACCGTAGTTGGGTTGGTGGGTAGAGGTATTACCGAAAGGATCTAGGTCGAACTGCTCTGGTGCTGGGCCATAGTCCTGCTCATCTACTGGGCTGACTCTCGGAGTATAGGCACCGTAGATATTTGGAGCACTACGACTGGTTGAGAGGCTTAAGGCTGCAGCCTTCTGCTCGTCTGTGTAGGATAGTTTCGTGTGTCTGATGGTGTCATGCCATGCCCTCTCACCTTTATTGAGGGTACGGCCTGTGTGTACTAGAGGGTTGGTGGGGACCGTTTCATAGACTCCACCGCCTAGGTGGACCTTGTTACGCTGGGCCTTATGCCTAGCTGCCCTGCCCCTGGGAGAGTAGTCCTTGCCCTTGCCACCACCTCTCTTCTTTGCCATACACTACCTATTTAAATACACCATCTAGTGAAGGTGCTCTATCAACAATATCACCCTTACGTACAGGGTTCTGGTGCTCCTTGATCTCGGAGATCTGATTCATGAACTCTAAGTCATAGATAGTATAGGTGCCATCTAGCAGTTGGTGTAGCTGGCACATAGGAGGACTTACAAGCAATGGTTTTATAAGGTAGCCATGTAGCTCT